ATAGGACCAAGGCGAATCGGAGTCAACAAAATGGACCGTTTGGTGAGCTGATTGTTTATCTGCTTTCGTTACCTCATATCCAGCTCCAGACATGGAGGCAATAGCTTGTTGTTCCTGTTGATCGGTAAGCTATTTGAATATACGTCAAGGGGCACTGCTCAATGTCCCAAGCGCAGCTATGTTTGGTCGGCGGACGAAACCAATGGTAAAAACCAATACTCTAAGGGTAGAGTGTCCTACTTGCACTTTCCTAAAAGCCCTTCCAAAAACATGCAAAGGAAGACCAGATGGTAAATCTAGTGCAGGCACCTATTTTAAACTTATACTACGGATAGGTCCGGAGTCGGCCAAGTTTAAGGTCATTCCGGGACAATGGGGACAAGTTTATAGTCATTCCGAGACTATGGGGCCCCAATTGGGGCTAAGCTATGACACCTTCGACGGAGTCCGGTGGATCTGGAACTTCGTCTGCATTTGATTCAACCTGTTCAGGCAAGTATTTCTTCCTGTAACTCAGTAGGTAATCATCGTATGTGGTATCTAGCATTTTCACTCCCTTCAAGAAGGTATGCTCCTCTGCAATCTGCTGCATCTGCTTGCGTCGCATCTCGTAGGTGGTTCTCCCATGATGCCACCACTCCCTCAACGCACTTCCAACATTGTCTCTACTCTGGTCTTCAAGTGAGACAACTGAAGATTTCAACACACTATGTAAGGACTTAAAAATCGAGTCCTCGTCCAGAGCACCAGCAATAAGGCCAGTGTCTGGGTTGTATCTATTTCTTCTCTTGAGAAAGTCAGCATCATCATCGTGCATGAAAGGTACGGGGTCATCTGTTTTGTTAGGCATGGTTAATACCATTCCACGTTCTCTCAAGAACTGAGCATACGTGACGTGGTTGAACCACTCACAACTTGGGGCCACAGACAACTTGAAATCATCGCCATATGTCATACAATTGACCACAGACCGGAAAGGTGGAACATAGTAAAAATAGTCTGACAAAGTGGGCTCCTTCGTGGTTATATCAGGGCACAAATGCGCAAAAGCACAGCGCAGAAGTAGTGAATTGACAATACAGTTGATGTACACAGTCATATTATGGCCGGAAGGATTAGATCCGAATTGCAACAGAAGATCGCCATTATAAACCGTACACGAGTAGGCTATTTCGGTCGCTATGCCCTTCATAACGGTCACGTCGCGAGTTGTGTAATTGGGGCTTCGTCGCGCAAATATTATCATAACCTTAAAAGCGGCTAGAATCAATTGAGCCGGCATTCTCAGGTCATATTTGCTGTAATCTCCCGCTACAATCCTGTCCTTACCATGGGCGTGAATGAATTTTGCCATTTCGTCCCAGTCTGGGCCATTGGAATTGATTCCGACGGCACACTCTGACTTGATTGGGAAGATTGACAGTACGCGAGCGATGGGCAGGAAATACTTGCGGATGAGCAATTGGCTCGCCCAGTCTGCAGCTTGGAATATACGGACTTTGTCTTTTCCTATTTTCGTGGGCTCATCTTTGGGACAAGCACTGAAAATGAAATAGCATCGCTGCCCATCGGCGAGCAGGTTCTCCATGCGGTGCATTTCTGCCACAATTTTTTCATCAGCCTCAACGGGACACTGGTGCGAAGGGTAGTCCTGTGGATCCAAGAAGGTGATCATCTCTCTTTTTGGGCCACTAAGTGGAAAGCCTTTGGACGTGTTCTTTTTCACGGCGTCAATGAATAACTTGCCGTCTATGCCGCTCATGTTGTCGAGCATGTCGAGAGGTCTAAGTTCATCATCAAGGAAGGACCTGAACTTCTTGGAGTAAGCGGATCTCACCCAACCATCTACATAGTCTCTGGCCGCCCATTCCAAGAGTATGGGTTCTACTCCAGGACTGGGACTCGATGAATGGACAAGTGAGGCCTGCCACATACGTGTCCTGTGAAATCGCGGAGGTCCGAAGTCATTCTCTACCCCACAAACGC